GGAGGCGAGCCTGCCGCTGATTACGGCGGAGGATGCGATCACGCAGATCATGGAAAGCATCATGCCTTACGGGCGTCCGCAGGAAGGCACGCAGGCTCACATCGAGAAGCTGGCAGCGTTCTTCCAGGATGATGCGTTCGGTCAGTTGGACGACAAGCAGACCCAGATGTTCGGCGAATATATCCGCCAGTTGAGTGAGCGTCTCCAACAGGAGCAAATGCAGGCTATGATGGCGCAGGCTGCGGCTCAGTTCCAGCAGCAGATGGGCGGTGGTGGACCTGGTGGTGCGCCGACGCAGAATGCCCCGCAGGTTCCGGGCGGTCCGCCGCCGGTGAACGGCGGTGAGTTGATGGACGAGACGTTGCCGACGGCCGGTGGTGGCGGTGGGCAGGACATGCAGGCGGCAGCGGAGTAGGACAATGTCTGGACTGGGGTTTAGCAAGCCAAAGAACCCGGGCGGGTTGCCTGACATCTATGGCCCCTATGACCGGAGCAAAGACCCGTACTATCAGGAAAAGCATGCTGATTACGCGGGACAAAATGATGTCGGGCAGGACTACCAGGACGGCACGTATAACCGGCGCCGCGAAGTTTTCTGGGAAGGGTTCATGCGAGATTCAGAAGCGGAGTGGGACTCCCGCGGGCGCATGCCTGATCACAGTGACGGCACTCCCGGCGATGAGGCCTGGCGGCGTGGGTGGCGCAAGCGTTGGAAGAAGAAGGCGAAAGACGCCGGCATGTCCGACGAGGACGCTGACGGCATGATTGCCGATATGGAAAACGCTGAACAGGACAAGCACTATTATTAGGAGCCGGATGATGAAACAGAAAGGCCTCGGATTTTCGAAGAAGAAAACACCGTTCGTGAGCAACGCCGCTGTCAAGTCGATGGGCTTTGGCACGAAGACGGCCGGCAAGAAGCCGCCGATTGGCGAATTGCCGAATGCGGACCGCGACGCCTATCGCGAGAACTACCGAAAAGAAATGCAGCGTCGCAAGCGCAGGACGATTGCGTAATGGCAGGGCTTGGGTTTGCCCGCAAGCGGGACCGCCGCAACATTAACGACTACGCTGATGTTCCGGCGGAAGGCGAGAATGAAACACGCACGGACAAACTGGCCCGGCACTACGAGAGGCGAAACAGTGCTTACAAACACGGGCCTGGACCAAAGGCCCGATGGAGCGAGGAAGAGCGTCGGTACAGGCGTTGGCGCGAGAGGAACCCGCGACCGCCTGAATCTGGAACGCCGGATCATTACCCGCCTTATTCTGACGAGTGGCGGAACAACAGGAGAGAAGTGTGATGAAGCCAACCGGCTTGAAACTGGCCAGGCGCCCGAACGTGAAGACGGCCGGCGACGAGGATTACTGGCGCCACCCGCAGGATCCGCAGGACGCGGCCGGCGAAGACGCGAATTGGCGTCACCCGCAAGACCCGATGGATCCGGCGCCGCGCAAGCCGGCTTATGCCGACCAGGGTGGCCCCGACTTCGACCCGACTGACGAGAGCCAGAAGCCAGAGGGGTACGACCAGTACTCTGAGGAGGCGTATCAGGATTTTGCCAGCATCGTCTCGAGCGGTCCCGACGACTCGTACAATTCGTCCGAAATCGATGAGTGGCGCAAGCGGTGGATGGAGCGCGCAGCAGAGATGGGGATGGACGAGCGTCAGGCGAGCCAGGCGCTGGACGACATTCAGGACGGATACTGATGCGCATCACCCGGACAGAGGCCGAGACACTGCTGGCAGGTCAGCGCAAGAACGACGCGCCGTATGCCCATCCACAGGCTGCGATTTCCGCACGGTTCCTCGAGCAGGCCGTTGTGGCAACGCAGCACCTGACCGGGAGCCATGAGTGGAACGTGTTCCTGCAGCGCATCCAGGCATGGGTCGAGCAAGACAAGAAACTGTTTCACACGATGGCAGAGTCGATGGCCCTGCCGAACCTCACATCAGAGCAAGTGCTGCAGGCGCAGCGGCACATGCTTGCAGCAAGAGCGAGATTGGACGCATGGGAACAGGTACTGGCTTTGCCAAAGCAGATCCTCGAGACAGGCGACCCGAAGGCAGCGTGATTTTGTTCCCGCTGCCGTCCGAGTTCGCGGAGCGCCTTCGCGCGTTTATTCTTGACAAGCAATCCGGCAACATTCAGTTAAACATCCGGCAGGGAGTGATTCTCGGGTTCCACGTGAACGAAGTTCACTCCCTTTAGCCGTAACATAGGGCGCTTCCACCCAAAGGTTATCGAAACTTCGAGCCTCGCTGTGCAAACGGCGGGGCTTTTTGCTTTGAAAATTCCATGCCGGATTTGAAAGGTGAGTGATGACGCAAGAGAATGAACAGCAGACGACCCCGGAGTACAGCATTACCGAACTGGATAACGCTGTAGCGGCCGGCCAGATCACGCAGACCCAGCGTGACCAGATTTTTGCGACGCAGATTGAGCGCAAGGCGATGGTGCAGGCCACGCACGCGGCGACGCAGATCATCGAGACAAACAACCGCGAAACCACGCTCGACACGCAGCTGCAGCAGTATGCTGGCCTTGCGCCCGACGTGGTCCGCGAGGGATCCCCACTGCGGCAGCGCGTGGCACAGGAGTTCGAATTCCTGGTGCAGAACGGCGCGCCGCGTGACCTGACAACGGAACTCGCCGCTGTGCGCGCCGTCATGGGTCCGCTGGAGCGGGCGAAGCAGTACGCACAGGGTCGCCGCCGCGGGCCTGACGCCGGGCGCGATTCATACGGTGGCTCGATGTCACCGGTCGAACGCCGCGCCGCGGACGCCTTTGACCGGCTCGATCCGGCCAAGCAGCAGTATTACCAGAAGCTGATCACCCAGGGCCTTTACACAGACAAGAAGGCCGTGATCAGCGAACTGAACTGGAAGCGTGGCTCCAACAGCAAGGGCCGCGCATGATCCTGAACTCCACCCCGAAACCGAACGGCAAGGCCCCCGCGATCATTCGGCCGTCCAGCCATTGGACGCCGCAGGTCATGGCCAAGCAGACGGAATTTACGGGCCGGAAGGAAGGACAAACCCAAGGCACGCACCTGGACAACCTTGTGCAGTTGCGTCGTGTCATCTGCCTCTCGCCGGAAGCGGCGAAGAAATTCGGGCACCCGAAGGGGCGCTCGATGGCCGAGAAGCACGGCTATGTCATCAAGAGGTCCGTGCCGATCGCACGGTCATGGTGTGATGCGACGGGTGAATTCCACCCCGGCTGCATTGTCTTTTTTCCGAAGGAGTTAGCGTAATGGAATTCGCATATAACCTCGGGTCCAACTCGACCCCCCTGATCAAGAAGTACCAGGTCGCGGAAACCTTCGGCTACGCCGGGGTCATCGCGACCGTGGGTGGTGCTGGCGCTTACGGCGTCAAGAAGGCTACGACAACCGCCGCTGCCAACTCGATGGGATTGGCCCTCGAGGCCGTGACCACGCTGACAGCACAGCAGACGGACAACTCCGATCCGGCCCGCATGGTGTCGATCATTGTCAACCCGGATGCGGTGCTTCGTGCCCGTCTCTCCGGAGCGGCAACCGATGGCACGGCCATCACGGACTACGCTGAAACATCCGGCAACACGGCAGGCACGACAGTGACCGCAGCCGGTCTGGTGTCAGCAGACGAAGGCATGATCGTCTGCTCGTCGGGGGCCAACGCCGGCAAGTACCGGAAGAACATCACCGGCGGCTCGGGTTCAGCTGTTGCCGGCGTTGCTTTCCCCGTCGACATCGCCACCGGCGACAAGTTCTTCACGTTGCCGTTCTCCTGCATGGACATCCAGACCGTGCAGCTGACGACCAACCTGTTGGAAGTCGATCAGTCGGCAGCGGTTGCCACCAACCAGGTGGCCTACCAGCCGGTCGAAATCAAACTGGGCAATCCGCCGTCGGAAATCCTGACTCAGTCTTATGTGTTCCTGGTGGCCTCAGACCACCTGTTTGCGTCCAGCTAATAGAGAGGATCTAGGTCAATGGCTGTCCCCCACATTTCCACCCAGTTCGGTGATCTTTTGGACCCACGGTTCCAGAAGATCTTTTACGACCAGTACGACCAGCTGCCCGACATGGTCGACGACCTGTACGCCAAGGTCAGCCACAACGGCCGCGCAGACATGCGCTGGTCGGCAGTCGGCGCCTTCGGTGATTGGTCCGAGTTCACCGGCACCGTCGGTTACGATTCGGTCAACCAGGGCTACGACACGACCACGACATACCTCGAGTTCGTCTCGGGCTGTCAGGTCGAGCGCAAGCTGTTCGATGACGACCAGTTCAACATCATGGACAAGCGCCCGCAGGGTCTTGCGATTGCGGCAAACCGCACGCGCCAGAAGCACGCGGCCCGCGTCCTGAACAACATGGGTTCGGTCGACTCGTACTTCTACGTCAACAGCGAGGGCGTTGCCCTTGTGTCGGACTCCCACACGACGAACGCCCCCGGCGTCTCGACGACCACGGGCTTCGACAACAAGGTCACGTCGGCACTGTCGGCAACGGCACTGTCCGCCGCCCGCATCCAGGGCCAGAAGTTCCGCGACGACCGCGGCAACCTCCTGGCTGTGAACTTCGACGAACTCTGGATCCCGATCGACCTGTACGACCAGGCGTGGGAAATCGTGAATTCTTCGGGCAAGCTGGACACGGCGAACAACAACAAGAACGTCCACGAAGGCAAGTACAAGATCAAGACTTGGAACTACCTGACGGACACGAACGATTGGTCGCTGCAGGATTCCACGATGCGCAAGATGAGCCTGCACTGGGTTGATCGCGTAGGCATGGAGTTCAAGATGGCCGAGGACATCGACACCCTCGTCGCGAAGTGGCGCGGTTACATGCGTTACTCGATGGCGTGGACCGATTGGCGGTTCATCGTTGGCGCGACCGTCAGCTAACAGGAGGCCCTTATGCCACTTACCAACTATCCTTCTGGCGTCTCCAGTTTCGGCATGCCCCTTGTTGGGGGTGCCGGGGTCGCGACAACCGGCAATGTGTTCTTCGTTTCCTCTGTCGCATCCGGCCGGTCAAATTCAACTGCCGCCGGTCGCGATCCCTCGACGCCGTTTGCAACGCTCGATTATGCAATCGGGCAATGCACGGCTTCCAACAACGATGTCATCTATGTCATGCCTGGGCATGTCGAGACGATTGCCACAGCTGCCGGTGTTGCCGTCGATGTGGCCGGGATCGCGATCGTCGGCATGGGGCGTGGCTCGCTGCGCCCGACGATGAACTTCACGGCGACGGGATCAACTTTTGCCATCACGGCGGCGAACATCCTGATCACCAACATCCTGTTCACCGGCGGCATTGATGCGATCGTAACACCGATCACGATTGCGGCGGCAGATGTTGAACTCATCTCCATCGAAACCCGTGACGTTACCGGCCAGGCCATAGACTGGATCACCACGACCGCAGCGGCCAACCGGCTCCACATCAGGAACTGGACCCATGCGGGTGCCCTCCTTCCAGGTGCCGACACCGCCATTTCCATTGTTGGCGGTGACGGGATTGACATTGAAAACTTCAGGATCTTTGGCAACTTCGCTGTCGCGGCCATCGAAAATGTCACTACCGCCTCCACGAACCTCATCATCGGCGGGGGCGATACTGTGAACTACATCCAGAACAGTCTGGATAACGCAGCCGTGGTGGCAGTCACCCTGGTTGCGACCGCGACCGGCTTTATCGGACCCAACATCAATATCCGCATCGGTCAGGACGCGACATCGAACACGACCAACATCACCGAGGCGCTTGTGGGCGCGGCCATGCAGTTCATGCAGCCGCTCAACATTGCCAACCTTGGTGGCGAAGTCGCTATGCAATCGAACATCACAGCAGCCACTGACGCTTAACCACGAAAGCAAAGGGAAGTCATGCAAACCTTTACGAAAGACGAAGGGCGGTTCGAAAGGACCGCCCCACTTCTCAAGCAGTCGCAGCTGCAGGAAATGGGACAGGAGCGCGATCGCCTCAAGCAGACGCTCCACGCCCCGCCGCACTTGCGCAACGCCATTCAGGATGCCTCGACAATGTTCGGCGTCCTCAAGCGCCTGGAGACATCGCTCGAGCGCGACACCGCGCGCGAATACGTAGGTCCGGAACTCGACAAGGCCGTGCGCCGCGAGAAGGAACTGCGCGAGAAAATCAAGAGCGGGATGCCCACGTCCGAGGAGATGCGCCGCAATCCGCCGGGCGCGCTCGACAAGCACATGCAGTGGGAAGCCCGCAACAAGGCCGACATCGCAGAATGGAAAAACATCCGCCGGCGCATGATGGCGTCTGGCGCGGTGGAATCGTCCGTTTCCGATGCGTCGGTAGCCAACGTCGAAATGTTGCGCTCGATGGGCGGACACCAGTTGTCGATGGACAGTGCGCAGATCCCCGTCGCGAAAACGTATTACGGTCTAGGCGGCAGGTCGTCGACATTCACTGACGAGGAGTTGGTCCTCCTCGAGAAGGTTGCCCCGCGCCTGAAAGAGATGATCGCGCTCTTGTCCGCTGACCAGCGCGACGAGATCAAGACATCGCTCCAGGCCGAGGCTGTGATCCAGCTGGACCCTGCGTCGCTGGAAGGCCTGACCCACAAGGAAGCGCGCGAGCGTTGCCGTGCGGCCGGCCTCGAGACGGGCGGTTCCCGCGAAGATCTGGTTGATCGCCTCAAGGCGCATTACGGGAAGAACTGACAATGGCTGACACGGTTGACACGATTGTCCTGCAAAACAACTATCCCTACTACGCGGTAAGGCTTCTGTCGAAGTCTGACGGTACGGGGGAGACGAATGTCGTAAAGGTCGATCGATCAACCCTTGTCGGCAGCAACGGGTTGGAGCCGAAGGCGCTCGACATCGTGCATTGCTCGGGCATCGTGTTCGGCGCCAATCACGTGGCGCTGAACTGGGATGCTGCGACGGACGACGAGGCGCTGATCCTCAGCGGCTCGTTCTGGTTCGACTACGGCGGCATGGCGATCCCTGGCCTCGGCCCCTTGCGCGATCCGCTATCGGCGACGAACGTGGGAGACATCCTGCTGACGACATCGGGCATGGTCGCCAATGGCGGCTACTGCATCAACCTGGTCCTCCAGCTGCGCGACAGGTAAACGAACATGCGTCGTGGTTCGATCATTCCGGCGATCCGCGCGCTTCAGCCGCCGCCCTATTACTACGACGGCATCCACCTTGATTTCGGGTACGGCGCGGGTGCGCTTGGCTGCTATGTGAAAGCCGCGGGTGCGGCGCCCACGATTGCGGGCCTGACCACGCTGTTCACCTTCACGGGTGGCGCTGAAAGCATGTACATGGGGCCTGCGGGCTTGCTTGTGCAGTCGGTCACGAACACACCGCGCATCGAGTACGCCGCGAACGGGAACTGTCTTGGGCTTCTGATGGAGGCGAGCAGGACGAACCTGATGGTGCGGTCGCAGGCACTCGCGACATCCCCGTGGTTCAATTCCAACCTGACCAGCATTGCCAACAATACTACGGACGTAACTGATCCGGCTGGGGGCAACAATGCGACAAAGATTGTCTCGCCCGGTGGTGCCGCTGGTGTTGGGTGCGGCGCCACACTGACAGCGGTCGTTCACACTGGCAGTATCTGGTTGCGGTGCGCCACTGGCACAGTCGCAACAGATCTTATTGTCTACCTTTCCGGGTCGCCGTTCACAAGCATTGGGTCGGCATCCCACACCATAACGACGACGTGGCAACGGTTTACGGTCGTCACGTCAGCCGCAACGGCGGCAAGTTACAACCTCCAACTGAATGGCATCGGTGCAGGCACAGTCTATGCCTATGGCGCCCAACTTGAGGCCGGCGCCTTCGCCTCATCCTACATCCCCACCACCACCGTATCCGTAGCGCGTACAGCAGATAGCTGCATCCGCACGCTAGGCTCGGAGTTCAGCGCGACGGCGGGGACTGTGGTTGTGGCTGGAAGGGCGAGCGGGGGGCAGGACCCCGGAAACCAGCACCTCTATTCATTCGACAATGCGACCAACGCAGAGGCTTATCGAGCGTATCGCAACGGTGCGACTGATACGGTTGTTTCGCTGGTCACGGATGGTGGTGTCACACAGGCTCAAATTGCGACAGACAGTTTTACAAACTCGACCGCGTTTAAGCTGGCGGTCGCCCTGCAAGTCAACGACTACGCCTATTCCTTCAACGGCGGGGCCGTTTCGACGGACGTTATTTTGACAATGCCAACCCCGACGCAGTTAACACTGGCTGGAACCGGCTTTAACGTAACCCCAATGAACGGCCACATCCGCCGCTTCGACTACTACCCAACACGACTCCCGAACGGCTTCCTGACATCCGCCTAATCCAAGGGGTTGAGGCGCGGAGGTAATATCACGCCATGACCACGACCGGACAGCTGCGAAATTTCTCCGACCTTTACCTCGACCTGACGAACAGGATCCGGGCGCAAACCGGCACGTCCGGTCCCGAGACGGTGATGAAGCGGTACATCAACATCGCGCTTCAGGACATCCACATCGGCATGAAGGAGCGCCTGCCCTGGGCAGAGCGGCAGGGCGTGCTGATCACGCAGCCGTCCTACTCGACCGGCACGGTGTCGATCACGCAGGGTTCGACCACGCTGACAGGCGTTGGCACCACGTGGAACACGAACAACGCCTGGGGCGTGAAGACCGCACGCAAGTACGGCAAGCTGGTCCTGAGCGGCGGGCTTGAGAATTACGAAGTGTCGAGCGTCGCCTCGGACACGTCGATCACGCTGGCCTCGCGGTTCACGCAGGACGACCTGAGTGCTGCGACCTACCAGTATTTCGAGGACGAGTACGACCTTGCCGCGGACTTCCTGCGCCCCGTCGACTTCCGCTTCTTCGACCAGAACCGCCAGTTCACGCTGATGCCGCGCAACGAGTTCCGGACGAACTACGTGCGGATGCAGACGCCCGGCAAGCCGACGGCGTGCAGCATCGCCGACCGCCCGCCGTCAGGGAACACCGACCTCGTCCGCCGCGTGCTGTTCAACCGGCCGACGGACCAGGCCTATTCGATCCCGTATTCCTACATCACGAAGTACCTCGTCGTTTCGAGCGCGGGTACGGCGCAGGAGGAGTTCAGCGCGGACGCGGACGAACCGCTGCTGCCGCTGCCCTACCGCCATGTGATCGTGGCCAAGGCGCTGTACTGGGCCTATCGCGACCGTCGCGATGACCGGCGCAGCGGGGAGGCGAACCAGGAGTTCGTGGACCTGTGGCTCCGAATCTCGGGGGACAATGAATTTGGCACATCGCGTCCGACCATGTCGCCGCGGATTGCTTCGTATGCCTCGCGCGCCCGCCGGCCGATGTCGGGTGCCACGCCGCGGGTTGTGAGCGGATCGGCTTTTGATGAGTTGAGGGAATAGAGATGCCGAAGGGTCTTGGTTTTACGGAAGAAGAAGCAGCGGCGAAGAACGACAGGCGGAAAGGCGACCGCATGAGCGGCGCCGACTACGAGCGTCGCAACACCGACTACAAGCATTCCGATGGTCGCTACACGAAAAGAGAAAAGAGTGACTACGGTTATGAAAACCGACAGACACAGTTGTCCATCGACCGCGACATCCACACTCTGCCAGAGCCAGAAACTCCAGAAGACGAAACGGGGTACTGGGACAAGTCGACCAAGGCAACTGACGCCAAATTTGAAGAGTGGCGCAAGAAGCTGAAGGCGCGTGGCTATTCCGACGAGGAGATTGAAGACATCCTCTCGGATGCAGTGAGCCTGCACGACTAATGCCCAGCGGCGACCTCTTTGTTCGGCACCTCTTCGGCGGCGGCTTCGCAACGGACATTGGTCCGATGTCGGACGCTGGTCCGCAGGGTGGCGGCGGGGTCGCCCAGATGGTCATCCCCTGGCTGCTGCAGTGCGACAACGCGATGTTCGACCTCGATGGCGGCATCACGAAGTCTCCAGGCACGACGAAGATCAACGCGTCGGCGCTCGAGAGCGGCGCCACGATCCGGGGCATCTACGACTTCTGGATCCAGGGCGGCACAGGCTCGCCCTCGCAGAAGCGCATCGTGCACGTCGGCACGAAGATCAAGGCGGATGCCGGCGATGGAATCTTTGCCGACATCGCGACCGTCTCGAGCGACAGTGCGGTGCCATCGTACTGTACGTTCAACGACGAACTGATCATCAGTGACGATGCGAACTCGGCGCCCAAGAAGTGGACGGGCACGGGGTCGGCGTCAGCACTTGGCGGCTCGCCCCCGAACTTTGCCTTTGCGGTGGAACACAAGGGACGCGTCTTCGCAGCCGGCAACCCGGCACAGCCCTCGCGTCTCTACTACAGCGCCGCGTTCAACCATGAATCGTGGAACACAAGCGCGAACTACATCACCATCGGTTCGAACGACGGTTCCGGCATCACGGGGCTGGCCTCGTACAAGGACGCGCTGATCATCTTCAAGGGTCCGAAGAGGGGGTCCATCTATGTCTTGCAGGGGGACGACACTTCAGACTTTTCGCTTTCGCTTCTGCGCAAGAACTGTGGCTCGGCCGTCTGGCACAACGCAATCTTCCAGTACCAGGATGATCTTGCGTTCGTGGCAGCGGATGGTTCGATCCAGCGTCTTTCCGCGACGAGCGCCTTCGGTAACTTCAGCCTCGCGCACCTGACGCGCAACATCGGCAAGTACATCAACAACAACGTCGCGCGCACGTACCTGCGCAAGGCGTGCGTGGCGAACTGGGAGTCGAAGGGCGTGGCGCTTGTGACGCTGCCCATCAACTCGTCGGCCACGACGAACCTGATCCTGATGATGGATTACCGCTTCGGCGAGGAGCCGCGCTTCAGCACGTGGACCGGCTACATGGGCAAGTGTTCGACAATGACGCTGGCGATCGACGAGAGCGATGCCGCCCGGCAGGTCGTGCTGGTCGGCGGCACGGATGGCTATGTCCGCAAGCTGGACGTGAACGCATACTCCATCGACAGCGCGACGGCGATTACCTGCATCGCGAAGACCCCACACTTGTCCTACGGCATGCCGCACATGACGAAAGTCATCACGGGCGGGTCGCTGGGATTTGCTCCGCTTACGGACGATACGGTGACGTTCAAGTGGGAGCGCGACAACGAAACCTATGGCACGCTGGAAGTCAGCCAGGGCGGCGGCGACCTGCTGTCCCCGTCATCGGGCACCGACTTCACGCTGGACACGTCCGTGCTGGGCGGGGCGTCGTTCGTGGACACGTGGTTCGAACTCGAGACAGGCGGCGAGTTCCGCAACATTGCCTACACGTTTTCGAACGCGGACCTGAACGGCAGTTTTGAGTTGCACTCGGTGTCGACCTTCCTGCGGGGAGCCGCACTGTCAATGGAGAATGCATAATGGCGCTGTCACGCATCAAGACATGGGCGGCGGAAGTCCTGACCTACGCGACCCTGAACGCCGAGTTCGACAACATCCTGACGAACGGGGCGGGATCGCTGTCCAGCCCGCGCACGGCGGACTTCGACTTCAACGGCTTCAAGGCAATCCTCGACGACGCGCAGACGACGTGGGTGCAGGGGTCGACGCAGAACGTGATCGACTTCTACGGTGGCTCGACGCTGCTGTTCAAGATGGACATGAGCGTGGCCTCGCCGGTGAATGCACTGACGTTCCTCGCGAGTGCTGCGGCGTCCGACGTGAAGATTGTTGCACGTGGGTCAGACACCAACATCAACATCGACATCGTGCCGAAGGGGTCGGGCGTGCTGAAGGTAAGCGGCACGACGCTGACAATCCCCTCGGCTGACAGTGACCAGTTCGTACTGGCTCCTCATATTTTCGGGTGATACATGGCAACATTCTCAAAGGTAAAACTCTCCGGTTCGACGGATGGGCGCATGGTGAAGGTGGCGGCAACGGCCACGGTCGGCACCACGATCCACACGGCGCACGCGACATCCCTGGATGAGATCAGTCTGTGGGCGGTGAACAGCGACACGACGGCGCGCAAACTGACGATCGAGTTCGGTGGTGTGGCTGCGCCTGACAACCTGATCGAGATCACGATCCCGCCCGAGTCGGGGCTGATCCCGGTTGTGCCGGGGCTGATCCTCACGAACTCGCTGGTTGTCACGGCGTTTGCCGAGACGGCGAACGTGGTGATGGTCGGTGGCTTCATCAACAGGATCACGTGATGAGACAGAACTGGATGGGCTGGGGGTGGCTCTACAACCTCATGAATGGCCTGGTGGCGGACACGACACCGGATGTCACGGCTGACCACGTCATCACGCGCGATGCCAGCACGGGCTTGCCGAAGAAGGTTCTGCTGCAGCACGTCAACGTAGGCAAGCAGACAGTCTGGGTTCCGGCCGCAGCGATGACCGCGCGCACAACAAATGGCGCAGCAAGCGGCACGACCGAGTCCACCACCAATGACGTGATGAACAAGACGTTGGACTTCGACACCACAACGTCAGAAGGCGCGCAGTTCACGGTAGCATTCCCGAAAGGCTGGAACGAAGGCACGGTGACGTTCGTGCCGTACTGGACGGCAGCGTCGGGTTCAGGCACGGTGATCTTCGCCCTGGCTGGCGTCGCACTGTCGAATGACGACGCGATCGACACCGCGTTCGGAACGGCGCAATCCTCGACCGACACCCTGTTGACAGCGTTGGACATCCACGTCGGGCCAGAAAGTTCAGCCATCACGATCGCCGGCACGCCCGCGGCGGACGACATCGTTTACTTCCAGGTGACGCGCGACATCTCGGACACGCTCGGCGTGGACGCAAAACTGATTGGCATCAAGCTGATCTACACGACGGACACGGGCGTGGATAACTGATGAGCCTCGGCATCAACCAACTTGTGGGCTTTGGCGTGGCAGTTTCATCGTTCACGCCGGTCACGAACACGTACAACAGCGGCATATCAGTCACTGAAACGGCTCCTGCCGGCGCAAGTTTCTGCACGGTCACCAGCGATGGTGCTGGCGGTGGTGGCGGCGTCAGGGCTGTTACTACCCCAATGGGCGCAGGCGGTGGTGCGCGCTGCGTTAGCGGGCCGTTCGCTGTATCCGGCGGCGCTCAGATTACTTACACGGTCGGCACTGCCGGTGTAGGCTATGTTGGCGCAGGATCAGGTTCCGGAACGGCAGGCGCGGCGACAACGACCACAGGCGGAACGGGCGGGTTCACGGGTCTGGCGCACAATGCTGGTGGCGGTGGTGGCAGCACCGCTTCTGCTGTCGGCGCTGCCGGAACGGCTTCGGGGGGGTCTGTGAACACTTCCGGCTCTGCTGGATTATCCGGGCTTTCTCCGGCCGTCGGCGGCGGCAATTCTGCTTCAGGCGCACTTGGCGGCGACAACACCGACGGTGCAGGTTCGGGCGGACAAGCAGGCGCAGCGCCTGGTGCTGGCGGCGGCGGTGGAACAACAGTCGACGCGACCCTTGGTGGTAACGGTGGCGCCGGCCGCATCTCGTTTGCCTACACATGAAAGTCGGCTGGGCGCGCGACGAGGACGCAGACCAGGTCAAGGCGCTGCTCGCGGCTGACGGCCTGTTCCTCGAGGGCGGCGATTGGCGGGGCCTCGGCAAGACGTGGATGTGCGTGCGGGACGGGAAGAAGATCCTCGCCTGCATTGCCTGTCACCCAGGAATCCCCTTTGCCCGGCTGGACTATCTGTCGATCGACAGCGACGTGACAGGCTTATCCAAGGTGCGTGTCGTGAGGAGTATCCTTGAGGCTGCATTTGCAGTCTGCGCGTTGCAGGGGTCGAGTTTCGTGAGCGGCGTGGTGCCTTACGACCTGCCGGATTATGCGGAGTTCATTCGCAAGCGTGGCGGACAGCAGATCAACGAAGGATTCATTTTCGTCGCGTCCCTGTCGGACGTGTTGAAAAGGCGGATAGAGGTTCATGGGCGGCGGAAGCAAAACAACAACATCGACGACGGTCACTCGAACACCTGAAGAAATCGAGTACACCAAGCAGCAGATCGAACTTGCCAAGCAGCAACTCGCGCTGGTCGAGGAAGAGCATGGCTGGCAGTCCGAGATCTACGCGCTAACGAAGCCGCTGCTCGAGAAGTACGCCCTGATGGTTGATCAGGACTTCGCCGAGATGCAGTCGCCCGAATACCAGGCGATGAAGGCGAAGCAGCAGCAACTGGACACCGCCAACATCGACGCGCAGCTGCGCAACCTGCCCATGCAGGAAGAACTGCTGCAGCGTCAGCTGGACGAGATTCGCCGTGGCGGGGCAGCGACCGACGAGCAGAAGCGCCTGATCAAGGATGTGGCGGACCGCGCGCTGGCCGGTGGTGAGACGGACATCAACCGTTTCCTTGGAACCGGTCTGGACCAGATCCGCAACCAGATGGCGCCGGCGCGCGGCATGCGACCGGACGACGGGCCGATGCAGGAAGCCGCGCAGCGCGTCCTGGAAGAGGCTGTGCGTCAGCAAGGCCAACTGTCCCAACAGGTCCGCGGAGCGCAGTCGCAGGCCGAACTGAACTTCCCGCTGGCGGCAGGGCAGGTCACGAACCAGGCGAACCAGTGGCAGGCGGGCTTCAACCAGGACATGAACCAGTTCCTGTCCGGACTGAAGACGCAGGCAGTGCAGAACCGCACGGCTTTGATGGGCCAGCTGTTCTCGGCGCCGATGACCGCAGGCGACCGTGGCCTCAACCTCGTCAACGTGTCTCGCCCGAACCCGGTGAACTTCCCGCAGAACACGACGACGACGCAGAAGACGAGCGGTGGCAGCATCTTTGGCGGCATCGGTGGGCTGCTGCAGGGCGTCGGTGCCGTCGCGCCGCTGTTCTCCTCGCGCAAGGCGAAGACCAACATCAAGCCAATGGAAGCGCCGCCGGGGCACATGCTGTCGCCGGGCGCGCTGAAACAGAACTTCAACGACCTTAGTGGCGAGTCCCCCATCGGCCCTGCCAATCAGGTGCCGATCCTGACGCAGACGGTTGGCAAGCCGCCGCAGCCTGACATGCCGCAGATCCACCCACGCTGGGCAGGGCCTCAGACGGGTGGCAAGCCGCCGCAGCCCGACATCCCGCAGATCAATCCAGGGTGGGCAGGACCGCAGACGGGTGGCAAGCCGCCGGAACCCGACATCCCGCAGATCAACCCGGGCTTTGGTGGCGGGGCCATGCCGACGGTGCAGCCGCCGCGCGACGAGGAAGACGCGCTGAACCGGCTGCGCCAGCTGCCAATCTCGTCGTGGCAGTACAAGCCAGAGACAGGCCTTGGTGGCCCGACGCACGTTGGACCGATGGCCGAGGACTTCAACACGATCATGATGGGCAAGAAGCCTGAACCGTTCATCAACACGGTCGACGCCGTTGGTTCGCTGATGGCGAGCGTCAAGGCGCTCGACAAGCGGATGATGGGCCTCGGACTTGGCCAAGCGAAGAAACCGCGCAGAGCAAGAGCAGGAGCAGGAGCATGGAGATAGAGCCAATGGGGCTTGGCTTTGCGAAGGCCAGGAAAAAGCCGCGCGCGTACCCTGAAAGAAATCAGCCGTACCTTGTGCGCCCGCAGACAGTGAATGAGCGGGGTAGCCCATACGCGTATGGTGGGCGCAACGTGGGCACGTATTACACAGAGCGGCGCAGGCCCGGCGTTCCCGCCGAACGGAAATGGATGCCAACATAATGGCTGGTCTTGGGTTTGCAAATCCGGAACGCAAGCGCGCAGAAATGCTCGCGCGCATGCACGGCTCCACGTCGCCGGTGGCGACAGCGGCACAGCCAATGCTTGGTCCGGAGATGGGACCGGCAATGCCAGCGCCACAGCAGCCGCAGGCGCAGATGCCTGGGGTTGCCCCGCCAACCCCGCCAACCCCGGCACCACTGCCCATGCCGCAGATCCCTGCAACGATCCCGCAGTCGGCACAGCCACCGCAGGCCGAGGCAGAGGCAGAGGATGACGGTCCTGCATGGCATGAAGTAATCGGTGCCTTGGGGCATGTGATCCTGTCGGCTGACGCTGGCTATCGCGGCACGGCGCAGCCCGACAACCCGTTTGCCAAGGACCAGGACCAGGAGATGCAGGTCCAGCAGTTCATCATGAACACGGCCGCGCGCGGGTGGGAGGCGATCCGCAAGGCCGACCCCGAGAACCGCCCGGCGATCATGAAGACCTTTGCCGAGATCATCCGCAAGGTTGACCCGAACTTTGACTACGAGGCGTTTGTCGACGGCCTGATGTCCGACCCCGACCGCGTGGACCAGATGGCGCCACAGATCGCGATGATGTCGGACGAGGCCAAGGAGATGTTCATGGCCCGCGTGCGCGCGGCCGGTGGCGATCCCGCGACAGCTGCGGCGGAAGTCATCAAGGACGAGACGTTCATGAAGACGCTCACCGACTTCGATGATGAGCGCAACATGAAGGTCATGCCCTACAAGCTGGAGCGCGTGAAGGCTGCGCTTATCTCGATGGGCATGGATCCGATGATGTTCGCGAACATGACGCCGGAAGAGTTCGCGCGCGTGAACAACGAGTTGCCCGAGAAGGCGCGCCTGACACCGGCCGAGATTGCAACGCTGCGTCGCCAGCCGTCGCTCGGCAAGATCCTTGGCCTGCGCTATGCAGACGAGGCTCCGGAGGGTGGCTCGCCGACAATGGACGGCGAAGCAGGATACAGGCCCCCGTCGCGCCCGCAGCGGCCGGCAGCGGTGATGCCTGACGAAGAACCGATGGACGATGGTGGAGACTTTGCGCCGCCATCGCGCGCGCCCGCTCCCCCGCGGTCCAGTGCGCGACCCGCCTCCCCACCGGCCCCCCCGCCGGCGCGGGGTCCATCGGCCCCACGCCCCGCGCCAGCCCCTGCCCCGAAGCGGCCGACGACGCCTGCCCCGCAGCCATCGGGCAAGGCTCCATCGAAGCCTAGCAGCCCATACTACCCGCCCGGCTGGAACCCGCGCACGCCCAAGCCGCGGCCTGAACCGGCACCGGTGACGAAGGTTGATGTGCCCGGGAGCCGCCCGAAGAAACCGGCGCAGCCTGCACCCGCGCCCGATACGCAGTCGGAGGGTTCGCGCGAGCGTCGCGTCGTAATGCCGAAGGACATGGAAATCAAAGGCTTCGGCAAGGTCAAGAAAGGCGACGTGCTGGTCTATGACTACAAGAGCGGCACTTACCGGAGGGCGAAGTAATGGCCGACAAGCGACCCAGCAAACCACCCCCGCGTCCGCCGGTGCCGACACCTCGGCCGAAGCCGCGCCCGCCGATTGACCGGCAGCCAGGCGACATGTTGCGCGAGCGCAGGCGGTTGTCTGCGCCAGACAATGAGCAGGAGATGAGCATGAAGAAGATGAACAAGGGCCTCGGCTTCGCGGTCAACAAGCGACCGGTCGATTCGGGCGCCAAGCCAATGCCGTACACGCCTCGAGAAGGCGGTGGCGCCAAGACGATGCCGCTGAAGCCTGGGCAGGGCGCCGGCGCGAAGACGATGCCGTATCGTCCGAACAAGCCAGCCCTCGACCCGGTGCGCAGGATGTCCTACGACGCGCCGGTCATGGACAGCCTTGGCGATCCGATGCCTCCTGGTTACGCCGACACGATGGAATACATTCCGGAGCGCGACGGCGATGCCTGGGGGCAGGGCGGTCCGTATCAGGGTGAGGATCCCGGCATCGTGCCGCTCGGCAAGCAGGAAGAGAACCAGAAGTGGAAGTACGATAACTGGCGTTCGGAAGAGGGTCGCCCCATTCCTGAAGACGGGGCCAATGTCTACAACGACCTGTTCGACGAGTGGGACCGCAAGCGTCCGGTGACGGGCGCGGACGAGAACCCGACCGAGGTCGCGCAGTGGGAGCGTTCGGTGCGCCGCGCTGCAGCCGAAGCGGGCCTGAGTGAGGAAGAGATCGAACAGCTGCTCAACGACCTGTACGATCTTGACTGATGCCACTACGTCCCTCCCCGTTCCTGGAAAAGCCGCCTGAGAAGAAGAAGCGGCAACCGACGCCTGAAGAACTCGGGTTGATCCCGCCCGAGGATTTTGGGCGACCAAGTGCGGCTGACAAAAAGCGAAAGGCAGAGAGCCAGCCGGCGCCTGCGCCGAAGATCACGCGCCAGCCGACGCCCGAGGAGCTCGGGTTCGAGGACGCGCCTGAGTTGCCGGCGGGCACACAGCCGTCGCCTGAAGACCTTGGCATTGCCCAGAAGCCGATGGGGACGCCTGCGCCGGCGAACGATGATTCGTGGGAGGCGTGGTGGAACTGGGCACAGGATCGCGTTGAGCCTGTTGCGCAGGAAGCGGGTGAGACGGCCGATTGGCTGTGGGACAACATCAAGACCTACGCGGGCTATGAGGAGGAGAAGCGGACCGGCTTCAAGCAGGACACCAGCCGCCGTGTCGAGCGTCCGGACATGGGGAAAGACGGCGGGTACGTTGATTGGGCCGTAGACCAGATCGTGCCCGACTTCTTGTACGACTTCTTCACGTCGAAGCGCACGCAGAAGGACTTCGAAATCGGCTTTGACACGGCGCAGTACGCTTTCGGAGACTTCCTGAAAGGCGGCGCCTTTGTGATGAAGAAGGCCGACGAAGGCTTGCGCGCGATCGGCATCGACCTTGATTTCCACGGCCGCTCGGAAGAAGAGCGCGAGGCCACGTGGGCCGGGACAATCAAATTCCTCGACGACATCCAGAAGTCCTACGGCGCAGACATCCAGAGGAAGTCCGCGGCCTACGAGCAGGAGTACGGGCCGCGCGACCTTGGCGACGCGCTCGTTCGGGTCGTGCCGGCATTGCCGACGATGCTGGCCCAGTACGGGTTGGCCGGCTTCGCGCTCGGGCCTGTTGCAGGCTTTGCGTTCGTGGATGGCATGGTGAAGGCCGGTGCCGGCGGCTCGCCGGATGAAGTGTTGTTCGCGGCGGTGAAGGGCGCGGCCCTCGGCAAGTTGCTCGAGTGGTCGAACGTGCTGTCTCGCCCGTTGCGCATCGCTCCTATCGCAGGCGCCGGCTACGGTCTTGCGAAGTCAGAAGGTGCCGATGAAGTCGACGCGATGGCGAGCGGCATCACGTTTGGCGTCCTTGGCGTCTTGCCCA